TTAAATATTGGAAGTATTTTGAGTACGCGAGGGTCCCGGTATTTTTTCTATTTCGTCTCTGAGCCATTCGATATCGCGGATTGTATAAACAGCTTCGGTTACGTCGGTGATCTTATGGCCTGCAAGACGTTTTACAACATATTCATCTACACCCGCTTTTTTCGCCATTGTTATAAATGTCGTGCGGGGATCATGCGGACGATGTTCAGAACGAAGCTGCAGAGAAGCAATCACTTTGTCAAAACGGCTGGCGTATTTATCATAGGTGATTTTCATACCGCCTTTGGGCGATTCCGGATCGTTAAATAGCCGGTCGCTTCCAAGGACAATGGCTTCATCATAATTTCTTTTTACCAGTTCTCGAATGCAAGTGTGAATCGGCACGGTGCGATGCCTGCCGGCATCCGTTTTCATGCCGCCGGTAATACACCACTTTTCCAGATCAACATTTTCTAATTTTAAAAGCCCCATTTCTTGAGGGCGCCATCCCATATAACACTGTATAAGAATCCAATCTGTGAACTTGATATTGTCGATGTTTTTCCAGAGAGAATCCATCTCAGAATCATTGAAGTTGATATGACCACGTTTGGCTTCTTCTTTTTCTTTGACGATATCGTTTGAAAGCTCAAATGTACGGGAATAGTTTTTGATGACAAGGTCATGCTCCAGAGCATAATCCAGCATGAGATTGAACATTGATTTTATTCGAGATTTGGTCCCTGGAGAAGCAGACACCTTGGCTCCAGCATTCTTTCCGCGGCCTTGTATTATGTAACCGTCTTCCATGATTCCTTTTATATGGCGAGCGCGCAGATCCTTTACGTGCATTTTTTGGATGGCATGACAGTACCGCCAGGCAGCAATGATCGTTCTGGCAGAAGAGTCGCTTTTGAGAGTAGGGAAGTAAGCTGTTGTCCATTTTTCGTAAAGTTCTGCTAAAGTCATGTTATTATTTTGAATATCATAGGGATTGGCTCCGTAATCAGCTAAAGCCTGCAGGGCATCCTTCTTTGTCTTGAAAGTCCCAAGTGGGACTCGGTTCTGAACAGATTTTCCGGTCTTTTCGTCCGTGATCCATCCAAGCGTCACGCGAGCAAGGTATGGCTTTCGTCGATTTCCGGAGAGTTTGGTTACACTTCCATAACCATTGGGTAGTTTCAAAAAATCATCTCCTATTACAATGCAACGGTTTCGATAACATTTCCCAGATTCTGGAAATTTGTTTTTACCGGCTTCAAAGAAAGGAGAGAGTTTAGTCCGATGCTTTTTTGGTTAGGCATGCGTTGATCCAGAACAGAAGTAGGCAATACATAGAATTCCCAGAGATCAAGATTCATTATGGATTGCTCGCGACTTCTGGCGGTATATAAGCAAAAGACATACAAGTCAGAATGGCGGCTCCGCTCAGGAGAATAGCCTGTTTGCGGATTCCAAGCTCTTTTTGGTGCAATATCAAAAATAATGTGTGAATAGTAGTCCTCAGTCCAAGATTGAAGATAAGCGACAGACTTTACTTCGATCCTTCGTCCTGAAGGACTGGTTAAATCATAGGGTGTCCAGTCGGTTCTCAAATTCTCTCGGGGGGGGGTGAAATGCGAGAACGATTTTTTTACGAGAAATTCTGCCAGCACTCCTCGAAGGGTATTGTTGAGCAGATCGGAATAGGCCCAACTCCAAAATTCGGAGACGGATATTTCGGTATCATTACCATTGAGGGTGAATTTCTCATTTCCATATAGCAGTTCCATTGTGGTTTATTCTCCTGTCAGTACCGATTTTTGAGATACCAATTCAGCCGAATAATCTTTTCCCTTCGTCAACGTATTTCTTTGAATCCTCGACAGCGCGCAAGAAACCTTTAATTTCTCCCATGAATTCATATTGTTTGTTTGTAGGGAGTTCGTGGAATAATTCCAAAAGTTCCTCATCCATTGCTGAAAGCTTCGGTGATTGATCTGCAGGTTGCTCGATGATAGCAGGGCGTTCTTGACCAGTCAGAAGATATTCTAGGGAGACGCAAAGAAAATTTGCGATGGCTGGCATATAGCGAGCCGGTGGATCTTTTTTTCTGGTTTTCCATGTAGACATAGTTGACGTTTGAATATCGAGAGCCTTGCATAATTCCACAGCCGTCTTATCACGTTCTGCGAGTAAATCGGATATGCGTTCGATGATTTCCATGATATACCTCCAAGATGTAAAAATATACGCAAATACGAGGTAAAATCTTTACAAATACGCAGATTCGTGCTATAATATAAACATGAAACAAATAATTATTCGTGGTTGCGAGCTTCAGAATAAAATCTTGTTTCACGGTAGTTGCGTGTTCGTAATAACTCGTATTTGTATTATAACACGCAATCAAGAAAAATGCAAATGCGAAATGCAAATGCAGGAAAGGAGATGATTGCAGATGAGCAATACTACAGTTCCTATTTCTGAATGGTGTAAGGAAATAAGAGTTGCGCTTGCGAAGAAGGAAACGAATCTTCAGAATGTGGCGAAGAAGATCGGGTACAGTTACACAACGGTAACAGCACTTATCAGCGGCCGAGTTGTGAAGAATAATTACCTGGAAATCGCAAACAAAATTAACGAAGTTCTGGAAGTAAATGTACTTCCGGAAAAGCCCCAGCTTCCGTCTGATGAATGGTGCGGAACGGTCCGAGCAAAGCTGTATGTAAAAAAAATGAATATCAATGAGCTGAGCCGGTCCATTGGAGTTAATCGCGACAAGGTATCGCTGGTGTTGAACGGGCATGCACTTGATTGGGCAGTAATTGAAAAAATCAATGAAAAGCTCAAAATTGAAGTGCCGGCTGTTCCCGTAGGTACTGATTAAATTATAAGCGAAAGTAAGGTAATTGAGAATGGGACGGAACCCTATAAAAGAAAACCAGAATCCGTATTTTAGAGCCAGAAAACAGGCTGCAGAATGGGATGCGAGGCTGGAAAGCAGAGAAAGAGCATCGGAGCTTATAGGAATTGCGGCATATACGCTTGCAGATTACGAGCTTGGAAATGTAAAAAGAGTACCAGCTGATAAGGTTTTAATAATGGCGGATCTGTATAATGCACCTTGGCTCTTGAGCGGTTATTGCAAGAATGAATGCCCAATCTGCGGATTTCTTCCACTTGCAACGGAAGAAAAGAATATATGCAGCGTGACGGTGAGATTGTTGAAAGCTCTGCGAGAAGATGAGCTGGAAGACATGAAGAACCAGCTGCTTGAAATATCCCAGGACGGACAGATCAGGGATGATGAGGTGGATGCGGTACGAAAGATATCAGAATATCTTGATGGAATCGCGGAAGTAATAAGTGAATTTAAAATCATGAGTGACAAAGCTTTGAAAGGTAAATAGGAGGAAACAATGAGAAAAGTTATACAGTCATTGAGAGAAAATTGGATACCAATTGTAGTCGGAATTATTCTGACCAAACGGGCTGTAGAGTATGCATATCAGGTGCGGGGTTATGACGCAATAGGGAGTGAATGGCTAGTGTTACCGTTCACCATTTTTATTTTTAACTGGGGAAGAGACGTACTGGAAGATTTACGAGGTGAGTAGATATGTGTGCAATATGCAGAAAGAGTCCGTGTGACAGCAGATGCCCGAATGCAGAAGAACCGAGAGCGGTGCATACCTGCAGACGGTGTGAGGAACCAATTTATGAAGGTGATGACTATATGGATACTCCAGAAGGTCCGGTTTGCAAAGATTGTATAGAAGGCATGAGTGTAACAGAATTTTGCGAGTTGATTGGAGAATCATTCAAAACAGCAGAGAAGGAGGAAGAATAGGATGGCAGATCAGACAGGGATGCAGCCGGTAGCACCTCAAACGGCACCAGCTGTTCCGGTAGTAAATCAGGTAAAGCAGTTGCTTTCCCAGGATAAAATCAAAGAAAAATTTGGAGAAGTATTAGGACAGAAAGCTCCTCAGTTTATGGCCTCGATCACTAATACAGTATCAGGAAGCGCGCAGTTGAAGAAATGCCCTGCAAATTCAATTATCGGAGCTGCGTTTGTAGCGGCAACATATGACCTTCCGATAGACAGCAACCTTGGATTTGCGGCAATCGTTCCATATAACGAGAGCGTTTGGAACCCCAGGAAGAAAGACTGGGAGAAGGTTCCGAAAGCTCAGTTCCAGATGATGTACAAAGGGTTCATTCAGCTGGCAATCCGGTCGGGATACTACGAGCGAATGAATTATGCGGTTGTATACAAGGACGAGCTGGAATCGTACAACCCAATAACAGGCGAGATTAAGTTTGTGGAAGATTTCAGTAATTGCAAGCAGAGAGATGCAGGAGATGAAGCAAATGTGGCCGGATATTATGCCTGGTTTAGATTGAAGACTGGTTACAGCCAGGAGCTGTATATGTCAAAGAAAGCAGTGGATAATCATGCAAGAAAGTATTCTCAGGCGTACAGATATGATCTGAACAAAGGCAAGAAGTCAAGTAAGTGGACCACAGATTTTGAGGCAATGGCACTGAAAACGGTTATTAAACTGCTTCTTAGTAAATGGGGAATTTTGTCCGTGGATATGCAGCGAGCTATTCAGGATGATCAGAAGACGTATGATGAAGAGGGAAATGGAGCTTACGGAGATAATAAGTCGGATACAGCACCAGAACTGGAAGCGCAAGATCCGTTCGAAACAGTAGAAGAAGAACCAGAAGATGTAGACATTGATGCTATGTAGGAGGGATGACATATGGTTTTGACGGCAGAAAATTATTATGGGCAGGAAGCAAACGAGGAATACATGAGTGTATCTCAGTTCAAGGATTTCTGCGGTACATATGGGAAATTACCGTGTGAATTTACCGCAGTGGAAAAACTGAAAGGAAGATGGGAACAGCCGAAGACGAAAGCGCTTATGGTCGGAAGTTATGTGGATTCTTATTTTGAAGGAACATTGGATAAATTCAAGGAAGAAAATCCGGATATCTTCAAGAGTAATGGAGCGTTGAAAGCTGAGTTTGTACAGGCGGATGGAATTATTCAGAGAATCGAGAGAGATGACTATTTCATGAAATTTCTGTCTGGAGAGAAGCAGGTAATTATGACAGGTGAGCTGTTTGGGACAAAGTGGAAAATTAAGATGGACAGTTACATTCCAGGCGTTGCAATCGTAGATTTAAAGGTTATGGCATCAATCACAAAGTTGGAATGGGTGAGAGATATTGGATACCTTGATTTCGTACGTTATTGGGGCTACGACATCCAGGGGGCGATCTACCAGGAAATCGTCAGACAGAACACCGGAAAGAAGTTACCGTTTTATATTGCTGGAGCTACGAAGGAAAGCGAACCGGATATTCGGATCATTCATGTTACCGACAACTATCTGGCCGAGGCACTGAATCTGGTAGAAATGAATATGGCAAGAGTCCTGGCTGTGAAATCAGGTGATGTAGAGCCGGATCGGTGCGAATTGTGTGATTGTTGTAGAAAGACAAGAGTTCTGAAAGCCCCTATCTCTATTACGGATTTGACGGCAGGTATTTAACATGGCCGAAAAGAAGTATTATTGGCTGAAAATGACGGACCAGTTCTTTGAGGACAAGGCAATAAAGAAGCTGCGGAAGATAGCAGGGGGCGATACTTATACGATTATCTATCTGAAAATGCTGCTGACGGCAATTAAACAGGGAAACAAAATGTATTTTGAAGGAATCGAAGATGATTTCATGGAAGAGTTGGCGTTGGAGCTGGATGAAGATACAGATAACGTGAAGGTAACAGTAAGCTATCTGAAAAGCAAGGGCCTGATAGAAGTTCTTGGAGCAGACGAAATATTGCTGACGCAATGCGCTGAGATGGTTGGATCAGAAACGGATGCCGCAAGAAGAAAAAGGCTGCAGAGAGACCGGGAACGGAATCGGGCAATAGGAACAGATCCGGTGCCTGTCCTGGAAGAAAAACCAGAGGTTGTTGCAGAAGAAAAAACGGCCAAGAAAAAAGCTGAGAATACGATCCAGTTATTTCAACGTTTAGCTGGAGATTACAATATCTCTGAGCCTGTCCGAGAAAAGATGAAAGTTTGGTTCCGATACAAGATGGAGCGAAAGGAATCGTACAAGGAGCAGGGAATGAAATCATTGCTCAAGAAGACCGAAAACAATGAAGAAAGCTATGGAGCAAATGAAATCTGTAATCTGATCGAAGACTGCATGGCGAATAACTGGAAAGGAATTATCTGGAAAATTCTGGAGGAAAGAAAGCAGCAGCGACCGGCAACAAGAACTGAGCAGATACAACAGAGGGTTAGCGAGGTAGATAGCTGGTAATGGAAAGAGAACAGTTCAAAGTTTTGGTGAAGGCTATGAAAGCTGTATATGCGCAGCCAACCTTCATTCCGGATCAGGATGCGTTCAATGTATGGTTCGCATTGTTGAGAGATCTGCCATACAAACAGGCAGAGCTGGCAGTTCAAAAGCATATGGCAACTGAGAAATTCCCACCGACAATAGCAGATATAAGGGAAAAGGCAGAGCAGATCACTTCCGTAAAAGAAACGGAAATGAGTGAGCTGGAAGCCTGGGCGATTGTGCGAAAAGCAATAGGAAGATCAAATTATTATGCAGAAGAGGAATTTGAGAAATTGCCAGAAGCCTGCAAGATGGCAGTAGGAAATCCAAGCAACCTAAGAGAATGGGCGATGATGGATTCAGACCAGGTCGGAACCGTAGAGCAATCTCATTTTGTGAGAAATTATCGGACTGCAATGCAGAGAATCAAAGAAGACCGAAGAATGCCAGAAAAGGTCAGGACAGCAATAGCAGAGGTAAAAAAACAGCAGATGCAGATTGAAGACAGACAGGAGAAACCTAAGTTGCCAGTCCAGGAAGAAAAAGAGGACGAGACACAAGGCGAAATGTCAGAAGAAACCAGGAGAAAACTGGAGGAATTGCGAGGAAAGATAGGAAGTAGAAGGAGGTAGGACAATGGCTTTCAAGAAAGTAGCAGAAATCAGCATTGATAAATTAGAGGACAGAAAAACTGTAACAGCGATCTTGCACGCAAACGGATATACAGTTGGGCCAGGAAAGCGAAAGAAGACACCTACAGGGAAGCAGCTGGACTATTATCTGAAAGTTTACAAGGAAGTTGAGGAGGACGGAAAGGATGAATAATCCAGAGGCGTTCAAGGAGGATGAAGTGCTAAGCATAAAATTCGTTGTTCCAGGCCTGCCGTTTGGCAAGCAGAGGCCAAAAGTGACAGTCAGGAAGTTTACTGGCAGTGACGGTAAGGAAAAGAAATTTGCAAAGGCTTATACGCCGGAAAAAACAGTAAACTATGAAAATCTGGTTAAGATGGCATACCAGGAGAAGGCAAAAGGAAAAAGGTTCAAGGACGGTGATATGCTGGATGTTCGTATTATTGCTTATTACAATATCCCACCGTCTACCAGTAAGAAAAGAAGAACGATGATGCTGGAGCATAAGATCCGGCCAACTAAGAAGCCAGACTGGGATAACATCGGAAAGATTGTCTGCGATAGCTTAAATAATATTGCGTATCACGATGATAACCAGGTTGTAGATGCACAGGTAAGAAAGTTCTTCTCGGAGAATCCAAGAGTAGAAGTGACAATAAGAAAGGTGGAAGGGTAATGGCAGGAGAAGAAAAACAGCTAGTAGTAGAGGAAACCACAGTAGTTCCGGGCAAAATGGAGTTTAGATTGATTAGCCCGACAGAGAGCAATTTTTTGAAACATATCGAATGGAACAAAGAAGAGCTGCTGGCAGCGGTCAGAAGCAAGGTTGCATTGTATGAAGGAATTGTATATACCGAAGAAACGGTTAAAACAGCTAAGAATGATCGAGCAGAGCTGAACAACCTTGTTAAGGCTATTGATGAGCGCAGGAAAAAGGTGAAAGAGGTTATCAACCAGCCATATGCAGAATTTGAGAAAGAGCTGAAGGAAATCACCGATCTTATCAAGAAGCAGTCGGCAGAGATTGATGAACAGGTAAAAGCCTTTGAGACTGCGGAGAAGGAAGAAAAGAGAGCAAAGATTATGGAGGCTTACGAAAAAGCCGTTGGAAATCTTGCAGAAATCTTGCCATTTAGCAAAGTGTTCGATCAGCGGTATCTGAATAAGACTTGCAAGCTGGAATCCGCTATCGCAGATGTGCAGAAGAAAATTGAGCAGGTGAAGACTGATCTTGAAACCATTGAAAGTGTATGCGGAAAGTATAAGCTGAATGCTAAGGACATATATGTCCGTACCCTGGATTTATCAAAAGCTATGGCAGAAGAAAAACGTCTGAAAGATCTGGAAGAAAAGCTGGAAGCAGAACGTATCCAGAAAGAAAAAGCCGCAGAAGAAAGAAGAAAGGCAGAGGAAGCTAAAAAAGCAGAGGCAGAGCGCATCCGTAAGGAAGAAGAGCAGAAGGAAATCGAGAGACAGAAAAAAGCAGAGGAGGAGCGTATTGCCGCAGAGAAAACTGAAGCAGAGAAAAAGCAGAGCGTTCCGGAAATGTCACAGGATGTTCCGACAGAGCAGGTGGCTGTTCCGGAAAAAGCGGAAATTGTTCCGGTACAGGAACCAGAACCGGCAGTTGATCCGTTTACTCAGCCACAGCCGATTCCAGAAAAGAAGTGCAGAGCTAAGTTCTTTGCAATCGGAACCAAAGAACAACTGAAGGAGTTGGTTGGATACATGAAGGAAAATGGGATCAAATACGGAAAGGTGGAGTAAGGAATGGATAAATTTATGAAAGCGTTGGATTTGGACAGCGATACTCTGGGAAACGCAAAGAGGGATGTGAATTTTGTTCTGCAGAAATTAATCGGAAATATGGTGGAGAAAGGAAGTACGAATGGAAGCTTGACATTGAAAATTGATGTCAGCTTCACTCAGGAGTATATTCCGAATTACGATCCTAAAGTAGAAGGCGAGAGCCGGAAAATCAATAAGCCGAGTTTCAAACATAAAGTTACATCCACTGTGCAGATCAAGGACGAGAAGGCCGGCAGCATGGATACAGAAATGGAGCTGGCATTTGACGAGGACAGCGGCGAATATGTTCTGCAGCCGGTAGCCAATACAGCTCAGAAGAGTATTTTCGACAGTGATTTCGAGGATAATTTGAAACCGGAGGAGGGATCAGAGGAAGAAGAGTCAAAAGAAACCCCGCAGTTACCAGGACCAACGGAACCAGAAGACGAGAACGTAATCGATGTGGAATATACAGAAACGGAGATCGATCAGGAATCAGATGCAGAGCCGGAAGAGGACGTTACAGATGAAATCTTAGGAGATAAAGATAAAGACGGTTATGATTATGAGGACCCGGAGGATGAGGTATGAAGATCAAAGAGAAAAGAATGAGAAGTTATATCGGCAGAGCCAATATTCTTATGCAAAATAAGAAAGAAAAGGAAGCGGCAAAAGCGGTGAGCGATGGAATGCAGTATTATTCAAACAATGTGATTAAGGCGCTTTCACCATATGCGGCAGCAGATGCGGGAATGATTGCAGTGGTTCTGCGACATCTGGCGAATGAAATTGAATCAAAGAATGTAGGGGCAAAAGAACTTGCTGAGTGGTTGGAGGAGAATGTCACGAAACCACCTCTCACAGAGAAACAGGCAGTCAAAAAGCCGAATATGCAGTAGGATGGGAAAATGATAACCAATAAAACAGGCGGAACATTATATACGCGGGATGGTCGGAAGTTGATCGATATTAAGGGAGTTTCCGGAAGTTCCAGAACATCAGAAGAGATATGCGCACAGAGAAAAGTAAAGCATACAGTCCCGGACACTCTTTGCTTCCAGACCGTGTCAGGCGATCTGCGGATGTTATATAGCTTCGTGTATGGTATGGAGATTACAAACAATTTCTTAAAAATACATGGCGGAATCATGGTAAGAAATGCTGCAGTAAGAAAGTCCAAAAGATCCATGAAAAGGAAGTAGACGGTGAAGAATGGCAACAAAATATATTATGACATACGTGGTGATCCGGCAGGAAGAATCCAGATTGAAGGAAAAAGTAGAATCATATCCGGTAAATGGAAGAAAAACCAGCGCCAAGACAGTACATAAAATCCAGAAGGATATCGAGAATATGACATTCAAAATTGCCAGAAAGTGCAATGTGAGCGTGAATTATCCGGAATGGAGTATCCAAGGGAAGAAAGTAGTTCTGAGTGAGCCTACAATTTTGCTTCCGTCGCTGCGATATGTGAGCTTTGAAGAGCTAAAGCAAATAGAAAACAAATTTACAGGGAGGGTGTGAAATGATACCGAGATGTAAAGAATGCCAGCACTGTAAGCTGAAGGGCAGGGCAGAAAGCAAATTTTCCGGAACATATACCGGATCTGGGCGAGGATATTTTTACTGCGAGAATCCGGAGGCGAAGAAACTGCCGCGAGAAGCATTTGGAAATCAAATGCCAGAATTTGTAGGATTCGGGACACCGGAGTATAACACAAAATTGACGACTAAGACAAGTCCGAGATGGTGCCCAAGGAGGAAAAAGAGAGAATGAGGCAGAATAACACAGGACAATTCGGTCAGTGCAAGAGATGCGGAGCCAGAATTGTATGGGTAAAAACATTGGCTGGAAAGAATATGCCGGTTGATCCAGAACTTGTAGATTTTAAGAAAATCAAGGGCGGAAAAGAGAGGCTAGTCCTTCAAAGTGGAGAAGTCGTGGCCGGGGAAAGATGCAGAGCGAGTGAAGCGGACGGCTACGGTTATATTTCTCATTTTGCTACATGCCCTGGATACGGGAGGTAAGAGATGTTACATGAACTGAAGATATATCCAAAATACTTTCAGGAGACAATCGAAGGCAACAAGCCGTTTGAAATCCGGAAGAACGATCGCCATTTTCAGGTTGGAGATGTACTGCTTTTGAAAGAGTGGGACAACATTAAATATACCGGAAGAGAAATTGGCGCGGTAGTCAGATATGTTTTGGATGATACGTTCATTGGACTGGCAGAAGGATACGTTGCCCTTGGCCTGCAGATTTTGACATAAAAGAAAAGGCCGCCTCCTTGACGAAAGACGACCATACGCGATACCGAAATTATACTCGGAAAGATGGAAAAAGTCAAGGAGGTGGCAGCATGGCTGTAGAAGAAAAGGTAAGAGAGAATATACCGCAGGCTGAGGGCGAAGCGCAGGGAGTGAGATACATTTCTCTGACGGAGGAAGAATTAGATAGACTCATGAAGGCCGCAGGCCGGGAGGGAGCCAAGAAAGGAGTAGAAGCCTACGAGAGAAGAAAAGAGAAAGACAAAGAAGAATTGGCCGACAAGGTAAAGAACAGCGCCAAGACGATCATCATTCATTACCGGCAGTTAAAGAGAATGAAGAATACATCGGTAACAGGAACGGACACGGTGACAGATCCTACGCTGAAAGAGATTCTGGATGGGATTCTGGAGCAGGTGAGGAAAGAGGAGTTCAATCTTACCAGCACGAATAAGAACCGGATAGTGACAGGAATGCTTCTGAACCATGTGGACGTACAACTGGAAAACTACAAAAAGGAATGCAGAAAGTCAAAGATTCCGGATATTCAGCGGAGATACCGTGTAGTGGAAATGATGTTCTTGCAGGCGGAGCCGGTGCGGGCCGAAGAGGTAGCCGAAGAGGAGCAGATTGATAAGAGTACAGTATACCGGACATTGGAAAAGGCATACGATGACCTGGCAGTTCTATTTTTTGGAATAGAAGGAGTAAAAAGTATCGAGATGAACCGGAAGCCTAAGAAATTCGGGAAGAAAACTATGAAAGACTCAACTACGAATGAATTCACAAATGCGAAAAAGGCGCACTAGACAAGCAAAGGGCAATGTGGTATTCTGATAAAAGCCCGATAAGCTATATGTCACCCCTAAAAAGGCATTGTTTTTCTTCTATGAAGGCAGAGTGGGCAGGCAGAAACGCCACCCACTCAAACTCCGGAATTATGAAAAAACGGTTAAAAAAGGGTAATACAGTGTACGTGGATGAGCTTACATAGTATAATTAAATTGTAAGATAATACGCATTAACGAGAAGAAGGAGTGACAAAACAATGGCAATTTGGACGAGTAGATACAGCAATAAAGAGCTGGCAGAGAACAAAGACAAGTATTATTGTGTCGGAATCAGTTTGGGAACACCGAAATTTCCACTGGGATATACAGTTGAACAGCAGTGCTATTCACTGGCACCGAAAGGGTATATGCTGAGAATGGAGTTGGAGAACTTCATTGAGGAGTATTACCGGAAACTGGAAGGCATCGGGAATGACAGAATCATCGACATGGTAATGAGATTTGAGAGAACGGCCGCGGCAGAGGGCAAAGAACTGGTCTTCCTGTGTTACGAGGATATAAGAATTCCGGAAGATTGGTGCCACAGAACAGTATTTGCTCAGTGGTATTGCGAACAGACAGGTGAAATCATCAGAGAGCTGCCGGACCCGAATCCACCAAAAGAAAAGAAAACGTCTGTAAAGAAACAGGCAAAAAAAGAAGAAAACAAGCGCACAGCCGCTCGGAAGGAAGCCACAATGGAAGAAGATGGCTATGAACAGATGAGCTTGTTTGGAATGGCTGGTGCGACAACATAATATCCGGAGCTGGTGAAGAATCACGTTCCTCTTCCAGAGGAAAGTTCCTGCTCATTGCAGGGCTCCGGTCCAAAAGAAACGGCATCGTATCTTCGGGTACGGTGCCTTAGTTTTGTGCAATATGCCAGAACGGTCTCTGAAATCCCCAGTGTGGTATCAGAGGTTGTCCTGGCTTTTTTGTATAAAATGAACAAAAAAGGAGGGAAACCAGAATGGAGAGAGACGTTGCATCAGCCACCTGCATAGCACAACACATTGAGACATTCAGAAAACAGGCTGCGGGTGATGCAAAAGCGGATTTCGGAGAGCCATGCCAGAACTGCCCGATGAATAAGGAGTGCAATTTTGACTGGCTCTCGAACATGGCACCGCTGTTGAAA